GGGACCACCAAATAGAGAAACAGCCAAAAAAGCTATTGCTAAGTCAAAGCAAATAAGTAAACAAATAGGAATAGCTAGACAAATGAGTTCAGGGAGTGCCCTTATGGAAAACAAAAATCGTAAAAGTTTCGCAGATTCATTATTGAAAAGTGTAAAAAAGGCTACACGTAAGGATGAAACTGTAACCCCCTCTAAACCATCAAAAAGTTTAGTTGATAAACCTAAGTATACACAAGGACAAGGTTTAGGAGATGTTGAACTACGGGCAGAGTTAGAACCTTTTATGTATGGTAATCCATTAGCTAGATTAGGATATGAATTATATAAAGAAGGTAAAATAGATATAAAAGCCATGGATGATATGGCACGAGGCGGATATGGATTGTATGTACCTCAATCTATGACAAAAGCTATGGGAGTGGATAAGCCGACAGTTACATATCGTTCTACTCCTGGTCTGAGTGACAGAGATAAAAAAAGATTACCCTATGGTCCTTCTGAATATTTTGAAAATATATCAAGAGAGTTAAATATTGACCCCCGTATGGTTTTAGTTCATGAACTAACTCATGCTGCATTTGATGTTTTAGAAAAAGAGCTAGGAGAAAAATCAGGTGTCGAAGAGGGCATAGTTAGAGCTGGGGATGAGTTGATAACAGGCAGAACTTCAGGTATATCAGGAACAATGGGAGCACCAGGATTAAAAAATCTTTTACAAGATGCGAATATACCTTTTACCCCTAAGAACGAACGAATACTTAAGAAAAGATATTTGAAACATTCTTTACAAGCTCAAGATATTTTAAATAAAAGAGGTATACCACCAGAAGCAGTTGCTCCAAGTGATAATAGAAATCCTGCACGTATTACTAAATTATTTAGTAATTTATTAGGATTTGAACAAGAAAGAAATAAATTAAATTATTTGGGATTTGCACAACCCCTTGAAGACACAGTATTAGGGATACCCACAAAGGAAGATGATGCATTGTATACAAAAGATGTAAACTATTTTGGAGATACTGCCATCAAAGCAGGAACTTTAGACCCCTCCAGAGCGGGAGTCATAGGAGAAGGACCAACATATTTACCAAAAAATATGCAACCGAGAGTAATTTCAAACTACAAAGAAGGAGGAGCACTCATGGCAAAAACAGGATTAATGCCACTAACAGAAGCAACAAGTAACCCAACAGGTAACAAACCAACTAAACCACCAAAGATACCTAGAGCTGCGGCAACTAAAGTTGTTGACCCTAGAGATGAAGCATTGAAATTAGTCGCTAAGAAACTAAAACAAGATAAAACACAGATAGGTATACCACAACCTGCTGCTCCTACACCTATAGTTTCTGCTCAAGAAATGCCCCAGCCTATGACCACTGCTTTAGCTGCACCTCCTATGCCTCAAGAAAAGCAACCTATGCCCATGAAAGAGGGAGGCACAAAGTCTAAAAAAGGTAAAGGACTAGCTGTTGTAATTGATATGGGAAGTTCTTCTCAGCCTGAGTATGAAGAAGCATCAAAAGGAACACCTGCTGACCCTCCTCCAGGTGCTACATCTGATGAAGTTAAAGATGACCAACACGTATTACTAAGTGAGGGAGAGTTAGTTGTACCAGCTAACGTAGTTAGATACCATGGACTTGGTATGTATGAAGGATTAAGGAGAGATGCTTTGAGAGGATTAGGAGAAATGGAAGATGCTGGGCAAGTCGAATATGTTGATAATGAAATAAAAAGTGCTCAAGCGGGTATGACTATTATGAACGCACCGAATGTTGCTACGACACAAGGTATTGCGAAACAACAGGACTTATTTGGACGAGTCACTACACCTGAAGCAGCATCTGCTCAGTTTGTATCAACTGGATTTGTAGACAGAAATAGAGATGGAATAGATGATAAGTTACAACCAAGTGTTAGAAAAACACCTGTAGGCACATCACCCACACCATTCACTACTCCTGCAGGATTACAATTAGGTCCTACTACAGATACAAAAACAGTTGTTGGAGCAGGTAATGTAGGTTCTTATGTAGGACAACAGACAGGTGTCCCAGGAAGCGGAGACAAAGATAAAACTCCTCCTCCTGCTGCTGACCCTGCTCCTGTATCCCCAGCTAGAGTTGTTCAACAAGATAGTGGAGGAGATGGAGGAGACCCTGAAATATCTGCAGGTTTAGGAGGAGCGAGAGCAACTATTGGCGGACAGGAATATGCATTACAATATGACTTCAATGGTAATGTTACAGGGATAGCTAATGTTGCAGATGCATTAAGCACAGGTAGAGCAAACTTTATTGCACCTAATCCAGAACTTGCTTCTGACTTAGTTAATATGACTAAAGGACAGATAAATTTATTATCTGGTGGTTTGTATGGAGCTATAACTAAAGAAGGAAAAGCAAACAGAGAACAAACTATAGCTTTAGCAGAAAAAATAAAAGCTGGTAACTATGGAGGGCTGGGAATGAGACCTCAAGATATGCCTATGCCTAGACCTGCTGGACTTGGTACATCTACAATGCCTAGAGTTGAAACTGCTCCAGTATCACCAGTTAGCACACAAACTCTACCCTCAACTGCTCCAGTATCACCAGTCAATAGGCAACTTGCTTTTGGACTAGGAGAAAATTTAGGAGGGGCATTCGAAACTGGTGCTCCAACCTTAGGTGGTACAGCTGCTCCTGTTGCTCCTGTTGACAGACAACTCGCTTTCGGATTGGGAGAAAACTTGGGAGGAGCTTTTGAAACTGGTGCTCCAACTGCTGCTCCTATATCACCTGTTGATAGACAACTTGCTTTTGGGTTAGGAGAAAACTTAGGAGGAGCTTTTGAAACTGGAGAACCTAGTCGTATAAATATCACTGACTTAGCTCAACAATCCATAGCCGCTAGAAATAGGGGAGCTGGTATAGATGGTCCTGCTGATGCAGAAGCAAGACGACAAGGAGCTGGGCTACCAACAGGAAGAAAATATAATAGAGAGACTGGATTTTTTGAAGACCCTCCATTAACAGCATTCTCTAATGACGCACAATCATCTATTCGTCAATCACAACAATTATTTGATAACAATCAAATAGCATCCCCAGGTGCATTAGGCGGAAGAAAAGAACAACGAGAAGAAAGAGACCTAAGAGACCAACCTGCTAGACAAACTCCTGATACTTTTGTTTCAGATAACTTTTCAAGTGGTGGACAAGAAGATGTTAATGCTCGTGGAGGTAGTGTAGGTATCGGCATAAATGACTCTGGAACTACATACAGTGAAAATCAAGATGGTTCATTCACACATGAAGATGGCACATCTGTAAACTTCACAGATAGCAGTGGTAAGCCAGGAAACGCCCCAACACAAGAAGAGGCACGGGATGCAAGAATGGCAGACAGAGATAGACAAGATAGAGAAGCCGCTGCTGCAGGAGACCCAGGAGATTCAAAAATAGTTTGTACAGAGATGTATAGACAGACTCAACTTGATGATTGGTCACAAGCTATGAAGACTTGGTATATTTATCAGAAAAAATACTTGACACCTATACATGAAGTAGGGTATCATTGGTTATTCAAACCTTTTGTTCGTGGTATGAAAGTTAACAATGTATTAACTAATATCGGTGCTTACTTTGCAACCGAACGAACAAAACACCTTAGACATATTTTAACAAAAGGCAAATCTAAAGACAGTTTAGTTGGAAATGTATTTTGTAAAATAATCCATCCTATAGTTTACTTAGTAGGATTGGCAGTTCATAAGAAATAACTTATGAATTAATTACTAGCTACTTATCCCCCAATAATGGCTACGATAACCCTAGGAGAAATAATATGGCTGATATGGCTGTAGAACAGAAGATAACTAAAACCCCTATAAAATATAAACGTAATGACGATAGGGAAGCGTTAGAATTAGAAAAAAACATTAAAGAAAGAGATGAAGCTTTAGGTAAAGTAAAAGCAGAAACAGAAGATGCTGCTGAAACAGAGGCTTTAGCTCCTGAAGAAAAAACATTTAAGAAAAGATATGGTGACTTGCGTAGACATTCACAAGAAAAAGAAAAAACATATCAAGATGAAATATTTAAATTAAAACAACAATTAACACAAACTGCATCTCAGGAAATACATCTACCTAAATCAGATGAAGAAATAAATGAGTGGGCTAAAGAATATCCTGATGTTGCAAAAATTGTTGAAAGCATTGCTACTAAAAAAGCAAAAGAATTAGATTCTACATTAGAAGAAAGAATGAAGTTAATAGCCGAACGAGAAGCACAGGCTACTCGTGCCACAGCAGAAGCAGAACTTATGAGACTACATCCTGATTTTGACACAATTAGGAATGACCAAGAGTTTCATGATTGGGTTGAAATACAACCTAGATGGGTTCAACAAGCTCTTTATGAAAATGAGAGTGATTCAAAATCTGCAGCAAGGGCTATTGATTTATACAAAGTAGATATGGGTATGACCTCTACACCTAAGAAGAAAACAGATTCTTCTAAGGATGCGGCAAAAGCTGTAACAAGAGGCAGTACCAACACCCCTTCTGCTACTAAATCAGGACAAGCAAATCAAATTAGAGAGTCTGAAGTAGCAAAGATGAAGCCACATGAGTTTGAGAAAAACGAAGAAAAAATAAGGGAAGCTGTACAATCAGGTAACTTTATTTATGACGTAAGCGGACGAGCATAATATTTTTCTTTACTTTTTAAAATTTATGTGGTATAAAATGTATAAATAGCAGCCCATCTATTTGATGTCTACCTGCTTACAACATTTTCACGAATTATACTAAGAAAAACTACCTAGTTTGAATTAGCCCCTTTACGGATACCTAATAGCATCTAGCCTTTTGATTGTGTATGCACTCGTATTTTAATATTAGCCAAGGAGGACGATATGGCTTTCCAAACTGCGGCTGGATACGGGAATTTACCTAATGGCAATTTTAGTCCTGTCATTTATTCCCAAAAGGTTCAGCAAGCTTTTCGTAAAACTTCTGTAGTAGAATCAATCACAAATAGTGACTACTTTGGAGAGATTGCGAATTATGGTGATACTGTCAAAATTATCAAAGAACCAGAAATCACTGTAAAAGAATATGCTCGTGGTGTCAACATTCAACCACAAGACTTAGACGATGAGGATTTTTCTCTTATCGTAGATAAAGCTAACTATTTTGCTTTTAAAGTTGATGACATTGAGGAAGCTCACAGTCATGTTAACTTTGAATCAATGGCTTCTGACAGAGCTGGATATAGACTTCGTGACCAACACGACCAAGAAATACTTGGTTACTTGTCAGGTTTCAAGCAATCTTCTCTGAATACAGTAGCAGGAACTGCTAATGATGTCGTAAACGGCACAAAAGCTGTTTCAACTGCAGGCTCAGATGAACTATTGACAAGCATGAAGTTAAGAAAAGATAGCTTTGGTAACATCACTACAAGTAGTGCTGGTGACCATTCTATCCCACTAGCTCCAAGAATGCCAGGTGCTACAGCTCAGGCAACAGCAACTGCTACACCATTGCAAGTTATTGCAAGAATGGGCAGATTGTTAGATACACAGTTTGTAGACACAGAAGGTAGATGGCTCGTTTTACATCCAACTTTCGTTGAAATCTTAAAAGATGAAGACTCAAGACTTCTTAATGCAGATTTCGGTGAGTCAGGCGGATTAAGAAGCGGATTGGCAATAGGTTCATTACATGGTTTTGATATCTATATGTCAAACAACTTACCTGCTGTTGGTACAGGACCAGGAACTTCAGGTTCTGCTAACCAAAACTCAAACTATGGTCTTATTGTAGCTGGACATACTTCATCAGTAGCAACAGCTTCACAGATAACAAAGACAGAGTCTTACAGAGACCCTGATTCTTTCGCAGACATCGTAAGAGGTATGCATTTATATGGCAGAAAGATTCTTCGACCAGAAGCAATCGTAACTGCTAAATACAACGTAGCGTAGGGAGGTGTAAATGGCAACTTTTGATTTAACTTCTAAAGATACCACTGGCGTATCTTCCGACTCTATCGTGGCTATGCCATCAGCTAAGAATACTCACGTAATGAGAAATATTGAGGCTTACCTTGATATTGATGCGTTAGTAGCAGCAGGTGGTAGTTTCTCAGACGGAGACATTTTTCAGGTGTTAGAAATCCCTGCAAATACTCTAGTCCTAAACGCAGGTGCAGAAGTGATGAAAGCATTCACAGGCAGTTGTACTCTAGACATGGACTTTGCAGCAGGAGATGACATTATTGATGGTGCAGATATAACCTCTACAGGTTTTTGTGCAGCAGGTAGTAATGGTCAAACTAATACTATTGTGGGAAGTGCGGCTTCAACTTACACTCAATTTGTAACTACTACAGATACTATTGATGCTAAGATTGCAGGTGCTGCTCCAGCCACAGGTAGACTTAGAATGTATGCCACTGTTATTGATTTAGCAGGTCATGGCTTAGATGATAAGCCTGACGAAGTCGATAGAGACCAATTAGCTTAAAAGCGTAATCATGGGGACAATTAACTTTGTCCCCTATTATTTAAAACAATATGGCACAAACTTATCTTACATTAACAAATTCAGTGCTTGCACGAATTAATGAAGTACAACTAACCTCGTCTACTTTCTCAAGTGCACGGGGTATTCAAGTTCAAGCCCAAAATGCAGTTAATGAAGCTATAAGATATATCAATCAAAAAGAATTTAGTTACCCATTCAATCATGCCAGTAATAGCCAAGTGCTAGTCCCAGGCACAGTAAAGTACACTGTACCAACTTCTACTAAACACATTGACTATAATACAGCTAGAATTGTAAAAGATTCAGACTTAGGCACATCTGGATTAAACTTAAGTACGTTAGCCTATAACGAATATATTGCTAATAATGTTGAACAAGAAGATGACATTGTAACAACAACAACTAGCACCACACATACAGACAGTGTTACAACTATAACTGTAGCAAGTACATCAGGATTTGATTCTTCAGGCACATTACATATAGCTAATGAACAAATTACTTATACGGCTATAGGGTCAAGTACCACATTTACAGGATGCACTAGAGGGGCTAATAGTACAACTGCAGCTTCTATAGCTAGTGGCGTACAAGTAGCACAGTTTACTGGTGGTGGAGTACCTAGTCACATAGTAAGAACACTAGATAATAATTTTATATTATATCCTTTTCCAAATAAAGGTTACACATTAAAGTTTGATTACTTTACATTCCCGTCTGATTTATCAGCACATGGAGATACAACAACAATACCAGATAGATTCGCCCCAGTGATAGTAGATGGGGCAACTGCATATGCTTATCAATACCGTGGAGAAATAGAGCAGTATCAATTAAATTTTGCTAGATTTGAACAGGGTATAAAAAATATACAGACTTTACTTGTTAATAAGTATGAGTATGTAAGGTCAACAGTAGTATTAAGACCAACAAGTATGGCAGGATATTTTAGCACTGAAACAACGACATAATGGCAGACTTATCAAGAGTACAACCTATAGCATTTAACTGCGAAGGAGGGTTAATTTTAAATCGTTCTACGTTTATGATGCAACCAGGGGAAGCATTAGAGTTAGAAAACTTTGAGCCTGATATAGAAGGCGGCTACAGACGTATAAATGGTTTTAGTAAATATGTAACTGCTGTTGTTCCTCAAACAAGTGACTCTAGTGAAAAGGTCTCAATGGTTGCTACATTTGCAGATGTAGTGTTAGCAGCTCGAGGAGAAAAGATATTTAGTGCAACGCCTGGAGGTTCTTCATGGACAGAAAGAGATACAGGTAGAACAAGTGCTGGTAAGTATGCATTTGAAAGGTACAACTTTGATGGCAATAGTAAAATAATAGTTGTTGATGGAACTAATGCACCAACTATATTTAATACTTCATTAGCAGCCACAGATGTAAGTGAAAGTTCTGTAGCAGGCTCTAAATTTATTGTAGCGTTTCAAAACCATATGTTTTACGCAGGTAAGTCTACAACACCACAAACACTAATATTTAGTGTGCCATTTGACGAAGATGACTTTTCCTCAGGCAGTGGTGCTGGAAGTATAAAAGTTGATGATACTATAACAGGACTTAAAGTATTCCGTGATAATTTATTTATATTTTGCGAAAATAGAATATTTAAAATGTCAGGAACATCATCTGCTAACTTTGCTGTAACAGCAGTAACAAGAGATATAGGATGTATCAACGGAGATACAATTCAAGAATTTGCAGGTGACTTAATATTTCTAGGACCTGATGGATTAAGAACAGTTGCTGGTACTGCAAGAATTGGTGACGTTGAATTGGGAACTATAAGTTCTAATGTGCAGTCTGTTTTTGATGATAATTTATCTAGTGCATCAGAATTTGATAGCGTGGTTATACCTGATAAAACACAGTATAGAATATTTTTTACTAAAGCAAGCCAAGCTGCAGGCTCTACCCAAGGAGTTATATGTGTTATGAAAGGTCAAAATTTTGAGTTTTCTAAAACTAAGGGCATAAAACCTGCGTCAACAGATACTTTTGTATCAGCAGGAAATGTTATAATACTGCATGGTGATTATGCAAATGGTTTTGTTTATAGACAAGAATCAGGCAACACATTTGATGGCACGCAAATAAATGGTAAGTATAGAAGTCCTGATATGACTTTTGGTGATGCAGGCATACGAAAACATATGCAACGTGTTATTGTTAACTATGAGCCAGAGTCATCTATAGATGCAGATTTATTTGTTAGATATGATTATGAACT